GTCAATATTCACTATGCCACCCATATCATAACCGGGAACATCGTATCCGAACCTATCCTCTACAAGAGCTGGATTTTTTTTAGCTAGGGCTTTTATGCCTTTGTTTCCTTCAGATAAACTTTTCATTGTCAATCTTATTATATTACTATTGTAGTATTTCCTGCTACGGTAATCGTAACAGAACCCAATGATGATTGCAGTTCAAAACCCTGNGCATTTACAGGATCATGTAACTGTATCCANCGATTGCCTGTATATACTTGCAATACACCGATAGACGTATTCCATATTATATCACCCTGATTAAAAGCTAAAGTGCTAATTTCAGAATCATTGAACTGTGGTGTTGAGTTGGGATCGAACTGTCCTAGGTTGATTTCTAGGATTCTAACTAAACGATTGAATGTTCCTGAGTCAACAGTATTTAAGGCTACTGGTAATCTACTCTCTAAAAGCTTTGCCATTACCTTTTACCATCAGGCCTTATATCAAATCTATTTGCTCCGAGTCTCCACCTAAACCCCATTCTTAAGCCGTCTGCTGAACTGTCATCAGACTGTGCTCTNAATACCATTTGTCTAGATCTAGCTCTGACATGGTTTTGTTGTGTNCTACCATTTACTGTATTCGTAGAGTTTGTTGTTAATGAATCTCCCGGAAAGTTTCTTGTTTTAAGAACAAGGTCTATTTGACCACCACTAGAGTTTGTTCCAAAAAACTTAACATCAGGAATGATACGTTTCACAAAACCAAATTTCTCTCCATCGTCTATATCAATATCACCTGATTCAATAAATACATTGTTCATTGGCTGGCCGTCTGCATCATCGCTGTTTTCATGCGTATAAAGATAATTTGTTGAGCTGTCTTTACCTGCTGCTCTTGGTTTTTCAAATATTCCATCATCTAACCAAGCTGTGCGTGATAGCTCTCCTATGCTCCATGCACCTTCTAAGTAATTATAAGTCACATATCTATCGTTTTCAGAGGAAGAAGCTGAAGGGTAGAACCAACCTACCTCGTTAAACTCTCTATTAGTAAATGCTACTACCTTGTATGCTTGACCTTGATTAAAATCATCAAGTACATAATTTAAAACAGAACACGTTAGTCTGCTTACAGATCCAGAGTAAGAGTAAAATCCATCTCTAGCCATCCAATACACAGCATCAGGAGCATTGATAGCACCATTTGGAGATATTAGTCCTACGTTTTCATTAATTAAATTTACTCCAAAAGTAAACGGTGCACCTACGAATTGCATACTGTATAAAGCAGTATCAGTCCATATTAGTATTTCTTGTCTTGATCGCAAGCCACCAACTATTTGAGATCCTGATGATAATCTTAAAGATCCTGCTGTATTTGTAGAAGTTGGCTCCCATTCAGCAATACTTTCTTGATCAGAAAATGCTATCAATAAAGGATCTATGGAACCAGATCTAGAACTACCTACTATTGGATCTGCTCCTAAAACTATAACGTGACGATCAATATCACTAACTAATACTTGTAGTCCTTTTGTTGGTGCTAAGTTTGCGCCAGATAAAGATGTAATATCTACCGCTGGATTTGTTAATCCACTACTTTCATCCCAATAATAAATACTTCCAGATCTAGGATTAATTATTAAATCTTCTCCAAAAGCATCATGTGACCATAATCTTAATTGGTTTACTTCGCTAAGTGCTGTACTAGATCCCCAAGCACCAGCACCCCAAGTATCTACACCCCAACCCGTTGATGCAACGTAATTATCAAGACCTACATTTATTTGATACACGCCATCTACGCCTGATCCACCGTTACCGCTATCACTAGCGTTTGCTGTTACAGTTGTTCCAGAAGTGTCTTTAGCTGTCAATTCGTATGTGTTTGTTCCTGTAACTCTATCTATTGTGTACTCTTGATTCAACACAGTAGCAGTTACATTTCCACCTAAACTTACAGCACCACTAATGGTTACAGTGTCATTTGCTACTGCACCATGACTAGCATCAGTCACAGTAAGAGTGGATGAACCATTCGTTGCTGAAAAAGTTATAGAGTTAGTGCTTGTCTTTCTTATAGGAGTAACGTCATTAAAAGTAGTTCCTGATTGAATGTAGTATTTTGTGGTAGTTCCTAATCCTAAATACTTTGTAGCATCGAGAGCAACCCAAGCAGTTATAGCTCTACCTGTGCCCGCATAAGACGAACTGATTGTTTTTTCCCAACCCCCAACTTTTTCTGGTAATCCTTTTCTGAATCTAACTAAATTACCATCAGCCCAACCACCTTTATCCATAAGTTCAGTGAACTCTTTGTTGATGCCGGGATTAAATAGTATTTTAGTTACAGCCATTCTTCTCCTGCAAACATTTTAGCTTCAGCCTCTCTTCTTTTTATTAAACCGTCAAGAACTTCACCACCAGCTTTGTTCCAACGTTTTATTTCTTGTGGAACGTCTGTGTATTTCTCTTCGTTTAATACTCTAAGCATGGTGCTATTTTTTAAGTTTGTAGGTCCCAAGTTATAAACCCAAGAACAAAGTGCATCAAATTGATTTTGTTCTAAAGGGACTTCAACAAAATCATTAATGTAACTTTCATACTCTATCATTTCTTCTTGCAGTAAATAATCAGCTTCGTCTCTGTTTATTTTGTCCCCTTCTTTTACATCTTTTGTATGGCCATATCCTATAGTCCAAACTCCAGCTGGGCAAAGATATGCTTCAAGCTCGCATCCTTCAAACTTTTTTATTAGAGATAATCCTTCTTTTGATATATTCATATCAGTCATCTTTACCAGGTGTATTAGAAGCCCCAAAGTAAAAAGATATAATAGCACTNGCCAGACCACCTAGGTATCCGAGAACCAAATTGATTAGAGCCTCTGAGTTCTGTTCNGGGGGCTGGATGGTGACTAAAAATATATAGCCCATAAATCCACCTACTACAGCAATGCCTATGATTCTAGCAGTCCAATCTTTAGAAAAAGTCTGTCTGGCGTTTTGTGTATCTTGTACTTCTAGTTTGAATACATCCACTTCTAGTTCTTTCATCTTCAGTTCAAACTCAGCTTCAGCTTTCTTCAGCTCAAGCATTTGTTCGGGTGTAGCATTGTCTATAGCTTTCTGTATTTCTTTGGGTTCGTTCTTACAACCCAATACATCTGCAATCATGTTTGCAGCCATACCACCCATAGGTCCACCCAATGCTGTACCTAGTGTTGGGGCTACCGATCCAACTAAGTTTTTAAGTAGTGCTTTCATATATCCTCCAAAGTAAATATTTTTAAAGGCTCACTAATACCTTTAACTTCTATTGGTTGTAATGATTTTAGCTCAAAACCACAATTTTTTGCAGTCTCCTCTGCAATTATTAAATCTTTGCCTACAGTCTTGCAACTAGATTCGCATCTAGCAGCTATATTTACGGCACTTCCTATAGCGCTATAATCAAATCTTGTATCGCTACCCATGTTGCCTATAACTGCTTCTCCTGTATTGATACCAATACCTATAGATACACCTACATCTGATTCAGCAAATTGTTTTTGTATTTCTTTTGCACACTCTACGGCTGCTTGTTCGTGATTTTCTAAATCTATAGGAGCGTTAAATATAGCCATCATCGCATCCCCTATATACTTATCTACCATACCTTCGTATTTTTTAACTGCGTCTGACTGTATGGTGAGAGCTTGATTCATAATTTGAGTCACTTGTTCGGGATCCATGTGTTCGCTCATTGCAGTAAACCCTCTTACGTCAGTAAATAAAAATGTGCATCTTTTTTTCTCACCACCTAGCTTTAACAGTCCAGGATCTTTTTGCAAAGCTTTTACCTGACGAGGATCAAGATAATGTTCAAACTGTTTTTTAATTTGTTGTCTTAGTTTGTATTGTTCTCTAAAACGAATATAGAAAGCTACTGTAGCTGTAATAAATTGTGATAATAAAGTCCAGGTTACATCTACTAATATGCCGTTTTGTATTGTAGAAACGCCATAGAACCCCGTAGAGACAAAAATTACAGCAAACAATGATATTCCCCATGTTATACCGAAAACGTTTAATGCGAGCCAAACAAATACCACTGAGAACAAAAATATCATTAGTTCTAAAGCTAAAGCATAATCAGGTATGTATGGGCTATCTTGTATAAGTATGGACTCTGCTAACGCTGCCTGTATTTTGTGAGGTTCTAACAGTCCAACTGGTGTGGCAAGTTGAGGCATAATACCTTTTGCAGTAAAGCCAACAAAAACAAATTTATTTTCTACATTCATTTCTGCTAAAGATGTTTCACGTGGAACAACCCAAGAAATCCATTTACGACCTAGACTATCTGTTTTAACCGGGGGTAATCCTTTTACTCTAACTTCTTCTACACCATTATCATTTGTTTTTATAACGTAAGTATCAGCTCCAGCTAAAACTTTTAATACCTCTGTACCGTATGCAGATACCCATCCATCAGGTGTACGCATCAACAATGGTAGTCTGCGAACTAAGTTATCTACGTCTGTTCTAGCCACAGCTATTCCTTGACTAGCGTTTTGTTTTAATAACTCTATGTTTTGTATAACGCCTGTTGCCATGATACCACCGGTATCTTCTCCTAAAATAACTGTCCCTGTGGTTGGAGGGTAGTCGCCCTTTCCTTCAAACATTGCAAGAACACTAGGAGAAAAAGACAATGCTTCTGCAAAATCAAAATCGCCACCAAATCTATCTGGCTGTGGAAAAGCTAACACCCAACCCACACCTAAAGCACCTTTTCTAAGAAGATTAATGTGTATTTGAGCTAGTGTTTGTCTAGATAAAGGATAACCACCTTCATTAGCTATGTCCTCTTCTGTTATGTTTAAAACAACAAAATTATCAGACTCTTCTTTTTCTTTTACAAAAGTATCAAAAGTTTTTAATTTTAATATTTCGTAAGCTACTGGTTGAAAATAATAAACTGATCCAAGTACTAAGAACAAACTTAAAAATATAATAGTTTTTTTCATCCAGATCCTTGTTTAATCGTAATAGTAGTTGAAGACCCACCATTTATTTTTACTGTGTTGGATACTCCATCTTGAACTAAGATTACAGTATAGCTTTGTGATCCATCTAAATCTAATCTAGCACTTTGATTTACAGATCTAATTAAACTTACATTTTGCCCNGTTATAATAGTTGTGATCTGTGTGTCTTTGTCTTGGCCTATTTCTGTTCCAGTAATACGAATACCCGCTCCACCTTGTTTTAAGGCATCTTCTTCTTTTGTTATAGCTAAAGCATCTATGACATTTAACAAGTCTTCTAAAAAGTTTACATCTAAGTAGTTGATGTCTAATTCTGTAAACTCTAATTCTTGTTCTGCATCAAGAAAATCCTCGTTTAAAAAATCTATGTCTAGATCGTTAAAATCTAAATAATCAGCTGAAGCTTGCGTTTGCGTTTGTTCTAAAGATTCTTGTGTTTGTTCTGGAGGATTTACAATAAGCATGTTATCTATTAAGTCTAACGATATATCTAAAGTAACTGGTTTTGTAGGATTGTTCTCATACACAGATACAGTCGTTGCTTGATATGGTTTGTTTAGAGTTACGTTACCAGATGCTGTTGATACCAGGATCTCACCACTAGATATACCATTCTCGTCTGGAAGCAGTATGACAAGAGATCTGCCTAATTCATCTACAGTACAAGTAAAGTCAGTGCCTCTAATAGCTATGTCTGCTGTAGGAGTTTTGATGGATATATTGCTTTTGTTGTTGAATTTACCTGTGATAAATCGTGCTGTGCCACTGGCAAACTTCAAGGCCATCTTAGATTTTGATGGGTCAGGATCATAGATGTATTCGTCTATAACTAATTTAGAATGTTCTGTTAGTTTAACTGTAGAAGAATCTTCAAAGGTTATGGCAACTCTGCCTGACTCTGTGCGGACATCATCCATTTGTTGGATGTTGAACTCTAGTTCAGCACCGTAAGGTTTGTCTCTTAGAACTTGTGCGTTGCCTCTGAGTTCAGATATAGAACCTATATCAACAGACGAATGAAGTTGTTGCGTCTGACTGAGTAACGCAAACAGTCCCGTTAGAGCCAACAGATGTAATCTTAAGCCAATCATTGTCTGACGTAGACTCCTGATCTATATTAAATGTTCTTGATCCACCTGTATGATCTAGGTAGAAGTAACCACCAGCATATCCATCGCCATCATAGGTTACAGTATTATCATTACCATCAATATCCATGTAGTTAGTAGCACCATCTACATCTATGGCTGCTGTAATACTATTACCCCCACCTTGTATAATCCAATCTAAGTCTAAATTAGCAGCTAGTGCAGTCATAGCGTGGTTAAGTGTCATAGTGTTTGTATTACCCGTAACTTGTACGTTTACGTTAGAGCCATCTGCTCCAGTAGCGTTAGTTTCATCAGTGGACATATTGAATGTATTACTATCACCTATAAATGAGAAGTAACCTGTGTAAGTATCTGCCCATATATCACCAAGAAATTTATTTGATGCACCTTTCTGTAATATATCTAGCGTCATAGTTGCACCATCTAAGTCCAATGGAGTCATATTAGAAGCACCAGCTGTGGCATCAGAGCCACCAATAATATTACCGCCGCCGCCAACTTGTTCTATATCTAAGTTAGATGTAGCACCGGATTGATCTATGTATACCTCGTTGTCAGCACCGATTAAAGGTAAAGATAAGAGTGATATTAGTAAAAGCTTTTTCATTCTTTTGCCTCTTTTATATTCCAATACCCAGCTTTCACTCCCTCCAGTATTGTTTGCAAAACAGCAGTCTCAATTGCTGTCTGTAATGCTATGTTAACTGACTCATTTTCTACTATACCGCTCTCAATTTCAACTAATTCAGTGTTATTGCTGTAAAACCTAAATACGTCCTGTGATACAGCNGCACTAAGAACACTCTTGGTTGACAACACTTCCATTAAAACTTTTCCTGTAAGAACAGACACAGTGCGTAAAGATACAGTTATGCTATCTTGTCTATATTCTTTTGATCCTCCAATACCCAAATACCTTGCCCCGGCACCTCCAGACTTTACGTTGCTTTCATACCCTATGACTCCGCCTTCCATAATAAGTCCAGCAAACAGAAGAGGTTTAAGTTGTTGCTTTTCATCAAAATTCTCTCTAGCAGAACGAATTATTTGTCTTTCTTTTGTCAGGTGATCGAGTCCTTTACGTTCTACTACATCAAAGAAACCTGAATGTTTTAAAGCTCGTATTAAGTAGGCATCAGGAGAAGAAGTAATAGCTGTACTAAAACTAGCGTACTGACTATTAGATCTGCGTTGGCCTGTAGCATCAGTAAAGCTGCTTGCATAAACTGCCACGACAGGTTTGCGAGTTGGCTGACCTATATTTTCTAAATCTTTTACAATTAAAGAACTTATTTCTGCGGGTTCAACATCCCGCATTGGAGGTATGCCGTTTTTTAAAGGATCTACAATTAGGGCACAACTAGAAAGTGAAAGAACCAAGAGGTACAGTAATTTCTGTTGTATTGCCTTCTTCATCTGTAATTATTAGTGTTACCTTATCGTCTTCTACCCTATATTCTATAGTATTGCCTTCTAGTTCTAAGATACCGAACTCAGATGCAGTCTCACCAAACAAACTATCTACTAACTGCCTGCTTAGTTGTGCGTATATTCTACTCTCTAGATTACGTATAAATCTAGCTAACGTTGTGTTCTCTGCTTCTCTTTCCAAATCTTCTACATAGGCTTGAATTTCTTCTCGTATGGCTTCTTTTCTATTGAACTCTTGATTTTCTATAGTTAGATAATGACTTGATGTACCAACACCTGAAAAGCTTGGGTTCTTGAACTTGTGTGTCATTTCGTCTGCTTGTACTGATAAAACAACAAGCATGACTATTATCATGCAAGATATTAACAATATTTCATCAGGTCGTTTAGGAGCCATCAATCTTTCCTCTGATCGTCTCTATCAGCCTTCGCAATCTTATTGCTGTCTATTAACTGTGGTACACCTAAAATAGTTTTAATAAGTGTGTCCTGACGTATGATTTCGTTATCAAGAGATCTAACTCTATCTATAAGAGCAACCAGGATCCCATGTTGAGAATCTAGTTTTGTACCTAGTCTTTGTTCCATTTGTTCTATTTGGTCAGCAACCTTATCGTCAAGTACGTCAACTTTAGTTTCCATACCATCAATAATACGGTTAATTAGTTTCCAAATAAAGAATCCCAGACCTAACGCAGCAGCTATTGGAAAGCCTACTTCGTTAATAAATTGAACTGCTTGGTCCATTAATCTACCGGGGTGTGTAGACCTTTTTCAATAAGAATGTCCCGGTTACGCATGTGTTCGGCCTCTACGTCATTTTTTGACTGACCATAGTATGCTACTGCTAAATGGCATTTAACCATAAGTTGATTGATATTTACGCCATCTACAACAACATCACCTAAAACTCTTCCAAACTTACCTCTAGAGTCTTTAAGTTTTGTTTGTATAACTACTTTTTCTCCCTCTTCAATAGCTTCTTTTAAGAAAGCTGAAGCCATTTTTCCTCTAGCCTTCTCATCTTTGTTACGAGTACGTGACTCGGGAGTATCAATACCATATAGACGAACACGAGACTTATAAAGAATATCAAAGCCAAGATCCAAAACAACATCACAAGTGTCTCCATCAACAACTTTTTCCACTTTACAAGAATATTCATACATTAGATGTACCTGGTGGCTACCAAACAAGTTATTAAAACTGGGTATATTCCCCAGATAAGAGCTTCAAGTCTTTTAAATTTTTCAGATCCTTCATCAAGTCTTTTTTCAATATACTCAAATCTAATAGCCGATTCTCTTTCGTATACTTTCAAAGATGTTAAATCAGAATCTTCTTTAGTCATTTGTCGTCTTTTACTCTTTTTGTAGTGTAAGCTTCATTAACGTCTGGAGTTGATTCGTCATCACCAACAAACTTACCGTCTTCGTCTCTGGCTCTAACTTTTACTCTTTTAGTGCCTGTAACTTTATCTACTAATTTACCCCACCAACTCATTATTTATCCTTGGCCTTGCCGATATTTAAAGCTAAAAAATCTATAAGCTTATACAATTTAGCTAACCATTTATCTCCTTGGGGGGTTGGTGTAACCGCAGCTACAAGTGAAGCTATAGCTATAATTGCTGTTACCCACATAAATAAATTAATCCACATCATCTTCTTCTCCTTTTCCATTTAAAACAGGTTCTTCAATCACTTCCAAAGTGCTTTGATAAGCTACTAAAGCTGTAACTCTTATATCTAATTGATATTGTATGTTTGCTAGTTGCTCTTGAAGATTTTGAATCTCTTGTTG